TCAGACAGTAATCTCCGTCCCGCCTTTGAAGGTAAAGATGACCTTCTTGTCTTTCATCACGGTGACGTGATCGACCAGGCTGCTCCAGAGGTTCTCGTCAAATTCGGAGACCACGCCGTCAAGGTTCTGCAGCTCTTGGATAAATTCCTCCATCTGCTTGTCGTTTGCCTTGACGGCGGCTATTCGGTCTGACAGCTCGTCATGCAGTTTCTTCTGCTCATCGTAGCGGCTGACGAGGCCGTTGTACTTCTCGGCGTAGGCATTCTGGTCCTGCGCCTTGTGCGCGTTCTCGGAAACCGCCTCCTGCACCATTTCGGCAAGCAGTGCCATCTCCGTTTCAGCTTCCGTCAGCTGCGTCTCAAGCTCCGAAGTATCGGACACCGCTTCCCGCAAAATCGTCAGGTTTTCGATGACCTCGTCCTTGTCGGAAAGCAGTTCACCCAGCGCCTTGACGAACAGCTCTTTAATCTCGTCCTCGGTCAGATGCGGCGTTTCGCACTTCTTTCCTTTGTACTTGTGGTTGCAGCGCCAGATGACCCGGCGGTACTTGTCCGTGCTGTGCCACACCTTTGAGCCGTAGTACCCGCCGCATTCTCCGCAGATAATCTTCGAGGAGAAAATGCTCACGCCGCTGTAGTGCTTGCCCTTGCGGCGCTGCACCTCGGCCTGCACCAGCTCCCATGTCCGCTTGTCGATTATTCCATCGTGGTCATCTTCAACCAGATACTGCGGAATCTCGCCGTTATTTTTAATCTGCTTTTTCGTCAGGAACGACTCGGTGTATTTCTTTTGAAGAAGGGCATTCCCGCACATTTTCTCATTTTGCAGGATGTACATGATGTTGTAGGTGTTCCACATGTCCTTGCCCATCGGGCTTTTGACGCCTTTGTCGTACAGGGTATTCGCAATGGCCTGAGCGGAATAGCCCTCAAGGAAGAGCTTGTAGATGAGCCTTATGACCTCCGCCTGCTCCGGATTGATGACCGGCTTTCCGTCCTCGCCCTTGTCGTAGCCGTAGAAGCTTTTCCAAGGCAGGCTGTAGTTGCCGTCCGCAAACGCCTTGCGTCTGCCCCAGGTGGTGTTCTCGGAAATGCTCCGGGATTCTTCCTGCGCGAGGCTCGACATGATGGTGATAAGCAATTCGCCGCGGGCGTCAAAGGTCCAGATGTTCTCCTTTTCGAAGAAAACCTCCGTGCCGTTTTCCTTCAGTTTTCGGATTGCCGTAAGTGAATCGACCGTATTCCGGGCAAATCTTGAGATGCTCTTCGTGATGATGAGGTCAATCTTTCCGGCCAGCGCATCGTCAATCATGGCGTTGAATCCGGCGCGGTGCTTGGTGGACGTTGCTGAGATGCCTTCGTCCGAGTACATCTTCACGAACTCCCAGTCGTCACGCGAGGCGATGTACTTGCTGTAGTAATCCATCTGCGCCTCGTAACTCGTCTGCTGTTCCTCGTTGTCCGTTGAAACTCGGGCATAGCCAGCGACCCGGCGCTTCTTCACAGAGCCAAGCGGCTCCGCCGTCACCCGGCTGATGGTAGCCGGGATTTTCTTTACTTTTGCCATTTAATCTTCCTCCCGTCCTTAAACTCGAATTCAAGATGATCCTTGTAAATCCGGAGTTCCTTTATTTCAGCCGTAAACTTGTCTTCGTAATTCTCCTGCCCGAGTACTTCTGCGCAGGCAGCGTCCAGTTTGCTCTTGGCGTACCACGGATTGTCGCAGGCATCCTTGCCGTTGGCGTGACGGTTGTTGCAGACGAATGTATACCGCTTTCTTCGGTTGCCCCTGTTGTAAGCTGTGTGCGGTGCCATCCTGTATCCGCACTCGCCGCAGACGACCTTTCCCAAGAAGCAGGCGCATTCCTCGCTGCGCTGTGTGTTTTTTTTCTTCCGCTCCGCTCTGAGCTTCTGCACCAGCTCGAATGTCTCAGATGAGATAATCGGCTCGTGATGATTTTCAATCCGGTACATTGCCTTTTCGCCGTGATTGTATTTTTCCTTCTTCGGCGCGTAGGTATACTGCTTGTGGAAAAGCATGGAACCGGTGTATTCCTCATTTGTCAGCACCCGTATGATTCCGGGAGTAGAGACTGGCTTGCCGCGAAGTCCGATGAAACCTTCTGCTGCAAGCTCCCTCTGAATGCAGCCGACCGTCTTGCCGTCAATGTAGTCGCTGTAGATCCGGCGGACAACTTCTGCTTCATCCTCTTTGATGATGAGGTCGTCACCCCTCCAGCGGTAGCCGAGCATGTTCTGGTGCGTATGAACGATGCCGTTCTCGTATTTCTTCTTGATCACCCACTTGATGTTCCGCGACAGGCTGCTGCTTTCAGCTTCGGCGAATGACGCGAGGATTGTAAGCATCAGCTCTCCGTCGCCCGACATGGTATTGATGTTCTCGCGTTCGAAGCGCACCTCAACGCCGATTTCTTTCAGATGCCGAACCGTATCCAGAAGGTCGACGGTATTCCGGGCAAACCGGCTGATGCTCTTGGTCAGCACAATGTCGATTTTCCCAGCGTCGCAGTCAGCGACCATTCTCTGGAATTCCTTTCTTGCGTCGACGCTCGTGCCCGTGATTCCGGCGTCCGCGTAAACGCCTGCGTATTCCCATTCCGGATTGCTCTGAATGAGATTGCTGTAGTAGCTTATCTGAGCCGAAAGGGAATGCATGAGCTGATCTGTCGCTTTAGAGACGCGAGCGTAAGCTGCGACCTTTTTCCTCGGTCTGACGGCCTGCTCCGACGCCTCAATTTTCTTGATTTTTGGCATGTTTCAGCCCTCCTTTCAGCTACCATACATCACTCTTTAGCCCCTGTAAGTCAAGCGAATGTCGGAGAATAATGTGCCGAAAACAGGCTGGTATTTCTCCTGCATTTTTGTATCAAATATGCCATACTGCTCCTCGGTGATAAGACCTTCCGAGAGCATCTTTCTGGCGTGGCTCATCGTGACTTCGTAGAGCTTTTCCCTTTTCATTTCTTCCTCCGTCAACGGTACTCACCTCCGAACCGATCCTCGATGTAGCACTCGTGGCAGCAGTATTTCCGACCGGCGCTCTCATATGCCTTGAATGGCTTATGGCAGTAGGCGCATTCATACGTCCGCATGGATTTGCGGTTCACCTCGGCGAGATGTTTGTTCCAGTATTTGCTCCGGCAGGTGTCCGAGCAGAACTTCTTCTCCTTGCGTCCGGGATTCTGTATGACCTCTTTTCCGCAGAACAGGCAGTGACGGATATCCTGCTTCTCCGCATTGGTTCGCTTTCTCATCAGTCCATTACGGCGGCAGTACGACTTCACCGTTCCTTCCGATACTCCGATTTCATTCGCAATATCAACGTAGCTGTATCCGTCGTCACGCATGGCCGCTATTTTCATTTTCTGTTCATTCGTCATCGTTTGACCTCCTAACCGTCTGAGGGTTCTCCCCTTCACCGGCTATGTAGCCAAACCGCCTGTTTTTCCGGTCGCAGAGCAAAAAAATAGGCCCACCGACAATCCCGATAAGGGAATGCCAGTGGGCTATAAGATGTGATGAGGTTATTTCACGCGAATCCGCCATCCAACCTGGATGAGATTCACGTTCTTGATAAGCGAGCTGTTCAGCTTCTGGATCGCGGACACAGACGTGCCGTATTTCTTCGCGATGCCGGAGAGCGTGTCACCTCGCTGAACCGTGTAGTAGGTTGCCGTCGTCTTCTTGGCAGCAGATCCGAGCTTCTCGTTGACCTTCGCCTGCACGGCGCTGTAGTCGTATCCGGCTGCGGTCAGGCGGTTCTTACGGTCGGAGCCGTTGCCCCATTTCCCGGCGATAACCTCTGAAGCAATCTCATCAACGGACTTCTTCGCGGTTGTGGTCGTCGTGCTGGTGGACGCGGTTCCTTTGCCGTAGCCGTTGAATCCGCCGCTCCTGATCGTCGCCGGAAAGTCGATGTAGGAGTAGTCCATATCGACGTTCCCGCCGATACCGCTGACCTTGCCTTTGGACGAATACTGCCAGATTCCGTAAGCGCCGGAGTAGCTGCACTTGCCAGACCACTGCGCCACCCAGACGGTGAAACGCTTCTTCACGGCGTCCGATACCACGGAGTTCAGGCTGGAAAGCGAGGTGTAGAAACCAGCGTAAAAACCGCGGCTCTCAAGCTCCATGCAGAATGCCGTGATGAGGCTTGAGCAGAAATCCCGTCCCTTGGAAAGCTGCGACTTCTCCTCGATGTCGAAATAGACCGGATAATCGAGCTGCTTGCCGGAGAGAACCTTGGCGCAAGCCTGCGCTTCCTGCTTCGCTCCGGCGGCGGACGTGGCGTAGCTGTACCAGTACGCTCCGACGTGAAGCCCTACGGCCTTCGCCTTGCTGTAGTTGCTGTCGAAATACTTGTCCTTGTTTCCGTTTCCGTATCCGGCGCGGATGATCACGAAATCAATGCCGGATGATTTGACCTTGGCAAAGTCGATATTGTTTCCCTGCCAGACGGATACGTCGATTCCTTTGTATGCCATTACTGTTCCTCCTTGTCGTTTCTGTCGTGAAGCTGTTCCAGCACATCTTTGAGCTTGCCGGGTATCGGCAGCCCGAGATGCGCCGCGTTCTCGGTCAGGGACAAGCCCTCATTACTGATATAGAAAAAGATGATTGCTGTTCTCAGCACGCCCTCGTGGCCGAGTACGTGGATGTCGAGAATATTGGCGATGCCGACCAGAATGAAGATCAGCACTTTGCGGCAGATGCCCTTGAATCCAACCGCGCTCGAGAGCTTCTTGTCCGCGATGGCGCAGAGCACGCCGGTGATGTAGTCGCAGACCACGAAGATGATCAGCGCAATCAGCAGTCCGTCACATCCTCCTAAGAAGTAGCCCAGCCATCCGCCGACTGCGGCGAAGATGAGCTGTATGGTGTTCCAGAATTCCTTCATCAATATGTCCCTCCTTTGATTTTGGGTAAAAATAAAGGCCGCCAGCTTTGTGCTGACAGCCTTGGAAAACTGTGTGATCTATGAAGTTATGAAGTGTCGGTCTGTTTCGGCAATGCCTCCCAGAGCCTTAAATCCTCCTGTCCGAGCGACCAGATCGCGATTCCGCGGAGTCCCCAGTGGTACGCTGCCTGATTCGCCCAGTAGACGAGCGAGTCCACGTCCTGATAGTAGAGGATGGAAAATCCGTCCGCGTCGCCGAGGAAGAGCCGCGATATCCAGATGTCGATGTCCTTCGGCGTGACCGTAATCGTATAGTCGTTTCCGCATTCGAGGTCGAGCTGCGCGGAGTGGTAGAACTCGTAGTCCATTGAAATGGAGTCGGACCTTGTCGCGGATTCCTCAATATCCGCAGTCAGCGTGAACACCTGAAACTCCTCGTCCCAGGTGACGTTGCTTCGACTGATTCTGCCGTACTGTGTAACCGAACCGTCCGGGAAGGTGACATCGAACCGCTCATAAGGCTCATAGGTCCATGCGTCGCCCATACGGAGCAGTTCACAGACTGTTCTCTGGTCGGACTGGTATCCTGCGGTTCCTCCTGAGAATCCGCTGACCGTCGTCGTGAACCTGAGCGCGTTGGACGCGCCGGAATAGACGCGCACGGTACTGCCTCTGATCCGCATTTCGATGGTGTAGGTTGTCGGATCAGTTCTCAGATCGGATGATGGCGTCTGCTGAATCGGCTGCGAGTAGCTGCCGAGCTTGGTGCTCCCGTTCCACAGCTCCACGGCCTGACTGTTGTAGTTCAGGCAGCAGAAAAGACTGCCGCAGAAGATTCCCGCCTTGCCGGTGCTTCCTGCCGGAAACGCGAGACGCGCCCGAAGGTGGATGTCCTTGAATCCGTCGTAGTTCCACGCAAACTGTCCGCTGCCGTCAAGCTGTGAATAAACGCGGTTCTCGGAATATTCATCCGAACGCCAGACCTTCCACGAGCCGGATATGATGTTCCAGTACCCGGTGTCGAGCATGCCGTAGTCCTCGAAATCCTCGTACCAGATGAGCGCGGAGTCAGGCTTGCGGCGCAGGACCTCGGTTGTGAGCTTGAAGCCCTTGTCCGGCTGGCATTCGTTCCCGTCCACGTCGATAAAGTGGCGCGGAGAAAGCATGAATGAAGCAGCTCCGGCGGACGGTTCCTCACTGAAAGTAGAACAGACACGGAACCCGTAGAACTGCACGCCTTTCACATCAACTGAAACCGTGATTGTGTGTGTTCCGACTGACAGAGATATACCATCGGCAAGACTTGCCCAGAAGGTACTGCGCCAGTACGGCCACCAGAGCCGCGACTCGGTGAAATGCTTCTGCGTTCCGTCAATCGACACATAGATGCCGTTCTTGTCCCAGAAGGGATAGCAGAGCCGGACGGCGATATCATAGGTTCCAGCACTTGAAACCGAAAAGCTGTAGGTTGCTTCGCCCTTGTCGCCCATGACCGCGATCCCGTTCTCCGAGGACACGATGCCGGTATAGCTGTCCGGCGTTCCGTCATGATCCACGTAGATGGTTCCGAACGAGGTCTTCTGCGTTTTGCTGTAAGCGGTGAGGTACCTGCGCCGGTTGTAGGTTCCGGTCATCAGCGGGTAATCGTAGCTGCTTGCATCCTGGCCTTCGGCGAAGTCGTAGACCTGCGGGAAAGCGTACGGCACCTTGTTGTAGTCGTCCCAGTAAGCGAGGATCGGGATGAACGGCTGCGGCGGTTTATCGTCCGTGAAGTTGTACTTGCCCGTCATCCAGTTCTTGGCCGCGTAATAGGTGTTCGACGTACCGCGATAGGTTTTGCCGAGGTTCTCCGGCGTATCGTAGATCTGCCAGTTCCATCCATACGCGGGAAGGCCCATGAACACCTTCTCCGGCGTCATCACCTTGACCGCGTAGTCATAGATGCCGTCAAGCCAGTCCTTCGGAGAGACCGGTCCCGGAGCGCTCCCAGCCCATGCCATCCCATAGCTCATGATGGCCGCAGTATCGCAATACGCGTTCAGGTCAGCGTATACGCACCAGTTCTCGCCGCCGACGGAGCCATTCACCGCGTTCATGCCGGGCAGGCAGATGTTTACCTTCTTCGCGCTGTCGTAATTCTTGACCGCGTTCCAGATGTTGCGGAACATTGCGGTCGATTTGGCGTGCGTGGAGTAATCGCCGCCGCGTTCGAGGTCGATGTCGACGCCCGCGCACCACGGATACTTCTCCATGATCCGCACAAGCTCGGTGAGGAACGTGTCCTGCGCTCCGTCGGTATTCTCCCGCAGAGCCTTGAACACGCTCGAGGCTCCGTCATTGCGGACAGTCAGCAGCCACGTGATGTGCGGGTACTTGTTGATATAGGTCAGCATGTCGCTGATGACCACGCCGGATTCCGTTATCGTCCCGGTCGCGTCGACCTTAAAAGAAAAGAGACCTACCTGCGAGAGGCGGTCTCCGTAATTCTTCAGTGCGGTGTACATCCGGGTGTTCCCCATGAACGTCCAGACCATGCACTTGCGGCCTTTGAGAACATCCAAGCTCATGTCACATCACCATCCTCCGTCTCCTGAAACTCCACGTAAAGCCTCGCCGATTTCTTCTCCTCGACAGTGACCAGGTGCTTGCTGTCTCCGGCTGCGGAGTACTGGAAGAATCCGTCCTTGTCAGTCGCCAAGCCGTTTTTCAGGCACTGCCGTGTCGAGGAGAGAAGTGCCAGTTCATCACCGGCGTTCGCCGATTCCGTGAACGTCGCCTTGTGCGCTCCGGCACCGAGGGCAAGTGAAACGCTGCCTGCTCTCATGTTCTGATTCGGATAAACCTTCCAGTCAAGTCCGGTAGAGGTTTTGCCAAGATTGAAGACGATGCAGATTGCGCTCCCTCGGACAACGCCGTTGAAGAAGCGTTTACCAGATACGGCGTACTCGTCGCCAGTCGCGTACTTCTTCTGCGCCGTCTCAGTATTGATGACGTATCCGGAAAGCATCGCGCCTTCCTGCAGCATGAGGTCGGTGAACCAGATGGTTCCCGTGCAGTCCGTCACCACAGGCTTGACAGTGACGCTCACGATCCGTTTTTTCTCTTTCTTGTCGATCGTCTCGGTGAATCTCGTGAATATCGGCATATCAGTCACCGTCCTGTGTCCATTGAATCTCGCTGACGTGTCCCACCCAGCCGGTCGCGATGGAGCCGCCCTGAAGGAACATGTCCGTGATATAGATTGTGCCTGTGCAGTCGGTCACGCAGACGCGGATGCGGATTTTCTTCACGCGCCCGTTCTGCGGGGAGACTGCCTGTCCGACATGTGTAAAACTCGCCATAGCCGCCTCCTTAAATCAGGTCGATGAACCGCGTCTCCGTGGTCCCGTCCTCGTACTCGAAGGTGACTTCGACGCCGACCTGCCCGTTGTCGCCCATATTCAAGTCCTCGGACGCTATCTGGCAGGAGAAGGTATAGCTGTCGCAATTTGCAGGAGTAACAGTCTGCGTCAGGCTTTTCGTTGTGTTCAGTGCGCCTTCGCATTTGAAGGAGGCTGTTCCGGATACGCCGTTCTCGGAATCGACCTCGAAGCCGGAGTTCTCCCAGTAATTGAGTCCGCTGTCGGCGCGGGAATTGCGCAGGTGATTGAACGGCACGAGGTCTTTCATCTCCTGACTGTCCACCAGATCTGCGCCGGAGAGCATATCCGCCGCCGCGTCCCACTGCGAGGAGGAATCGCCGAGTTCCCGCAAAGTCGTAGATAATTCGAGCACTGTATTCCACGGCTCGAGCAGATTGTATTCCCGGCGTACGATTCTGGTTTTGACGCTGATGTTCAGCTCGTCGTCCCTGACCGTCACGATGTCGCCAAGCTTCCAGGACTCGTGCTCATAGCCTGTCAGCACGGACAGATCCATCGCGTTCAGGACATAGGAAATCCTCGGCGCGGCGTAGTCGGCAAGCCGCATTTCAGCGTATTCGAGCATCTGGTAAGGGTTCGTGAAATTCGAGCAGTCGAGCGTCGATACCCGGATTTCATTGGTGTAGGTGGTGTCCTCGACATATTCCTTTCCGCCGTTGATGGACGCGAACGTCATGCCGTCCTTGCCGTAGGCGTAGAGCCGGGTGATCAGGCTCTGTGTATCGATGACGCGCTTGATGGACTTCATGTTCTTCTTGTAGCAGAATAGCGCGCCGGAATCCGTGCCGCTGAAGGTCAGCAGGCTCACGGTCTTGTTCGCGTTGTCGAAAATCAGGTCTCCTCCATGCAGATCCTGCACCTTTCGCAGAATCGCGAGCGCGTTTTTCTCCTGACATGTCCAGGTGCGCTTGGTCCGTTTGTTGACGGTTCCGACTATCCAGCCGGTGTCCTGCAGCGCGTACGCCATCGGCACGTCGGCGGTATCCGCGTTGAAGGTGATCTCGGCTTTCTTTGTAGAGAATCCCAGGTCATAGAAGGCCGCCTCAGCATAGACAGAGGTAATCGCCGTGCCTTGCTCGTTCTTCTCGTCCGTGATCGTTCGGATGCGGTAACTGTCATCACCGACCTTAACCTGCTTCTCGTTCTCGAGATATTTGCGCTTCTCATCCCGGAAAGGCAGGCTGAACTCCAAGGTATCGATGCCGTTTATCTCTCCAGTGATGATAACGTCGTAGGCGTTTTCGAGCACCGCTTCCTGTCCGCCGTCCAAGTCGAGAACGGCCAGTAATTTCTTTTCAGCAGCCACGCGATCACCTCCATCTGCTGCGGGCCTGAATGGTCAGTTTCTTGAACGCCGACTCGCCGGGCGTCGAAAGCGCTATGCTTCTTACCGTTGGCGTTACCGATGAATCCGTTGTTGTCAGCGTCACGCGGAACTTGATGTATTTCGCGGAATCCGACTGCACCATGTTATCCGCGCCGGGAGCCGCCCAGTCGCTCCATGTAGAGAAATCGTCCGAAGTGGATGTTTCGACAGAGACGCTTGTTCCCGTCGGCGTATCAGCAGTCAGGGAAACGTAGCACTTCCCCGTAATTCCATATTCCATGGCGGCGGTTGTGAGGTAGCCGCTTGTCGCGTAGACGGAATCCGTCGCCTTGAGCGTAACAGCATCAGATGTCGTCAGCCCGTCCACATCCGCGGTTGAATCCGCCGCATTGCAGGTGAGCGATTCCTGAAACCAGAGCGCGATGTCGTCCGCTGTAAGACTCGAGTCGCAGTCGAGGAACCAGTCATCGAAGTTTCCGGCGTACCAGTAGGATTCCGCGTGCATGCCCCAGATGAGGTCGGCCATGCAGGATCGGTTGAGCTCGCCCGTAAAGCTGACCGCGTCGGATATCCATACTTCTCCGGAGCTTCTGCTCCCAAGAACATACTGCGCGGTATGACTGTCCGGTTTGATGACCGCTGCGATGAAGTACCATAGCCCGTTGGTCAGCGTGATGCTCGGCGTGAAATCCTGATCGAGGATCAGCGTGCCGGACGAGTTGTACAGCATGAGTCGAGGTTTCCCGGAGTGCAGCGACAGGTAGAATATCGGGTTGCCGGTTCCCTGCCGGGTGTTGAGCAGCGGGCAGAAAGTGTTCCCGACCGAGTAGGTTGTGGGCATGAACCATCCGCCGACAGCAATCGTCTTTCCGATATTCGAGAACAGAGTTCCATCATTTGAGACTTTCAGGTATGTCTGCTCGGTCGACGGGTTGTTGATGTTCATGCGGAACGAGCGTCCGAGATGTCCTGCTTGCAGTGACGCGGTGGTGCCGCTCCACTTGTTGATTGACACTTTTCGGTTTTTCCCGGAAGAATCCGCAAGGCAGGTGTCGGAGTCCGGCGCGGATTCATTGAAGCGCCACAGACCGTCCGTTCCCCATGATGCGGGTACCTGCCCGGTGAACTTGTCCTGCGTGCTGAGCGTCTGAACCGTCGTCTCCGTGGTGCTGTCTGCTTCGATTGTGATGGTGTTTGCGCCGACCTTGAGCGCCGGGAAGTCGAGATTTTCCAGAAGCGGCAGTCCGTTGCGCAGCGTATTGCCGTCTGAGTCCGTGACCTTTGCCGTCATGAGCGAGGAATCGATCACAAGCACTTCATCCTCGGTAAGAACGCCGTCGATTTTGAGGCTCTTACCATTGGTCGTAACGACAGCATTTTTGCCCTTGGCAAGATCGGCGACAAGCGAGTAAACCGGCAGGGAGTCGGCGTTTCCGAGCGTCCGATTCAGCGAGAACGTTCCGGCCTCGGTAATCTCGAACGTCTCGTCGTTCTCCGCGTAGGCATACGGATCGGGACAGAGAAACGTCAGGTCGAAGGTGCAGGAGTTGCGCACGACCTTGTCGAATGAGAATCCGCTCTCGAGCCTTGCCCGGTAGACGCGGTTCGGCTCTTTGTCGAGAATCAGGTCGCACAGTCCGATGTCCGGGTTCAGCCACGCGATGATTTCGTCCTTGCGGGCGAGGAAGTCTGCGTCACTTTTGCCGGGAGGAATGAAGCAGGATATTTCGATCTTTCGCTCGCCGATGGTCTCTCCGAAGTCGAACAGTCCCTCACGTCCGGGAACGGTGATCGTGTTGTTGGTGAAATCCGGCATGCGGTTTTCTTTTGTCATTCTGGTGGCGAGTCCGAAGCTCTGGCTCGTTTTCCCGTTGAATTTGAATCCCATTAGATCACCGATCCTTTCGCGCGCCTGCTGCCGACAAGCAGGGTGTTGAGCTGCTGAGAAATCTTCCGGATGTCGTCATCGCTTCTCACACTCATGGTTTCGATATTGATGAGCGGGCCGTTGTTCCCGGCGGTCTCGCTCACGGCTTCTTTAATCATGTTCCGTAATGAATTCACGCCGACTACGGCTTCGTCGCCAGCTTCGCCGCCGCCGAGGAGCGTGCCGCCGGACTGCCCGAAGATGGTCGCGTCCTTCAGGATCATGCCGCCGTCCATCGCCTTCTTGTACCAGGAGATGGAGAAGTGCGGAATGCTCGGCGGATTCAGGGAAAACGAGCCGGAAACCGAGAAATGCGGGAGCTTGATTTTCGGCAGCTCCCAGTGGAAGTTGAACACATTCTTGAGCTTGCCGACGATACCTGAAACGAAGCTCCAGATGCCATTGAAAACGGAGCTGAACGTCGATTTTATGCCGTTCAGTATGCCGCTGATTGTGCTCTTGATGGAATTAAATGCGGAGGTGATTCCGGATTTCATTGCGTTTACGACGCTCATTACGGCAGACTTTATGCCGTTCCAGACCGAGGTCGCGACATACTTTATCCCATTGAATACTGTCGAGGTGACGGTCTTGATTCCGTTCCACGCGGTCGTGACAGCGGTCTTGATGCCATTCACCACGGTCGTAATCGCGGTCTTGATTGCGTTCCATACGGTTGTGACCACAGTCTGGATAGCGGTGCAGACGGTCGAAATTACAGTCTTTATGGCGTTCCATATCGTAGTCACCACGGTCTGAATAGCCGTGAGTACCGTCGTGATAATCGTCTTGTAGATATTGAAATAAGTCGTGACGACCGTCTGTATTGCCGTAAAAATAGTGGTGAAGAATGTCTTGATTCCATTCCATACGGTCTGAATTACCGTGCTGATGGCATTCATCACCGTGGTTACGACAGACTGGATTCCGTTCCACGCACCGGACAGGAAGCTGCTGATGCCGTT